GCGGTTCACTGTCCGCCCCTACCTCTTAGTTCCCCTGTTTACTGATCTCTGAAGTGGCCCGTGGCGCTGCGGCTCACCAGATGGAGGGGAAGCGTTCCCGCTAAAGCGCGATGAACCAAAAAAAAGGGGCTGCCTTTTGGCAGCCCCTCTTCGGAATAGTGGTGGGTCGTGCTGGATTCGAACCAGCGACCAATTGGTTAAAAGCCAACTGGACAGGCTTTATAAATCAGTGGGTTACGACAGGCTCAGGATCAAAAGTGCCCCTTTTTCACCCCTGGAATATCAGTGGTTTACGGGTTTTTTGATCCCGGCCTTCGGTAGAAGATATACTGTCCATATGTCCAGCATCTCCCTCACCATCAATCAGCAGTGGGCCGGCTGCCTCGTGGTCCACCCGTGGAGCCGTGCCCAGATCGGCGTGCGGCGCAAAGGCGGCGGTCTGCGGTATGTGCCGTTCGGCGGTCTGCTGCACAAATCCTGGCTCCCCCTGTGGGTCACGCCCGTGGCCCTGGCCGTCACCGATTGGAACTATGCCGACGCCCATCAATCCGACCAGCGGCACATCATGTCCGGCTTCGTGGTGGGTGCACTGATTGAGCAGCGGGCGTTTGTTGTGCTGTACGATGGACGACCCAAGGAAGTGTAGGCTCAGGCTGACACGTTCCGCCCACGATCTCCTACAGACACAGGACTGCGCCCTGCTCTACGTTGGGAGAAAAGGAGGTGCGCATGGACGCGAACAGGACGTGGACAGTGATCGTGGAAACGCCGTCAGGTATGGAACAGGTGGTGGTGGTGCGGTATCCGCTCAGGCCAACGGAGGATTTAGCCGCCGGCCTGGTCCGGCATAAACTGGGAATGGAGCAGATGCCGGAGCAGTACCGGTACTGCGAGAACGCCAGCCTGCGGGCACTGGAATCGGCGGGCTATCGGCTGCTGGGTGTGCGCGAGGCGTAGAGTGATCATGCGCACCCCGCGTATTTGACGTGTGGCGTCTCCGGCTCAGGGTCGATCAGCACGTCCACCAGCGCGGTGCGGTACGCCGCTTCGTGGTCCGGGTGCACCAGGATGTTGACGTGGTAGCCCGGCACTGGCGCCATTTCCGGGTATTCGCTGCCTTCGCCGTCGGTCAGCGTCTCGCCGGTCGGTTCCATCAGGTCCGGGAGAAGCTTCAGACGGATGACGTGTGGATCAGCGCCCACCACTTCGTCGCCGGTCTCGGGGTCGATGTCGGCCAATCCGGCAGCCTTCAGGGTGTCGAGCATCGAGGTCTCATCAGGTGCGCAAAGGTAGAGTGGCTTCCAGGGCTTCATGGTGTAGTTAGCTCCTGCAGTTTGGTGGCGGTCTTGGCGTGTTTGAAAACGCGGAAATCGCCCACCCACAAATTATTAGGGAACGTGCCGTTTAAAAGCGCGCCGAAGCGAACATCCATGAGGCCCGCCTCAATATCGTTAATGTACGTTGCAGCGCTTCCATTTATTGACAACACCGACTCACCGTTTCGGACATAGGAAACGCCGAATATATAACGCTCACCGGGCGATGCCGGGATAGTCGCCTGCTGGATGCCTTGCGTGCCTCGAAGTTGGGCAATAGCCTCGCCACCGTCAAAATACAACAGCACACGGCGCGAAGAAGAATTGCCCAACACAAGAAAAGTAGCGATGCCGTCCACTCTTGTTGGCACACATTCTGCCACGATTGTAAATTCTTCTTGGTTGAACCAGTCTTCTCCGTCGACACCAGAGATAGTGACAACGTCAGCGGCTCGGGTGACTGCGGTCCCGGAGGTTTCAATAGGTGACGTGGCAACGCTGCCCGCCTCAAGCTGGAACACATCCAGGGTTCCGGTCACGGTAACGGTCACGCTGGTGCCGGTCGTGGTGAACGTGAGCGGAGAGCCATCCATTGCTGTGCCAGAACCTCCGGCTGTAATCTCCGCCGACCCGGAGCCGTAGACGCTCAGGGTGTAAGTCGTGGCATCACTGACACTCACCGTCTGGGTGGCCGGGGCAAAGCTATTAAGGAGAACATTGGTCGCGTCGACAGCTTCGATAATCTGCCCGAGAGGCTCGCCGGTGAAGCGGTCGTAGCCGAAAGCAGGCTGCCCAGCAGGCGCCTCGACAAGCTGTCCCTGGGCGTTCCAAACCCACTTCGGAGACGGCGCGGAGAGGGTGAACATGCCGTCATAGGGGACCGTTTTCATGTTGCGCATCACGCCACCTCCAGAACGAACGATTGGGCTTTAAAGTCGGCGTAGAGGCTGGTCTCGCCGAACTCAGGGTGCAGGCTGCCGATCAGAGCGAGAATGCGGCTTTCCTGGCTGTTGAGGGCGTCCACCGCGTCGGCCAGGGTCTGGCTGTTCGGGTAGTCGCCCTGAGCCACGGCGGTGTCGTTATCGTTCTGGTACAGCGTCAGGCCGCCCGCGTCCGGCACCCAGAAGAACTCGGTGTCACTGGTCCCGGCGATGCCTGCCGTGGTGTCGGCGAACGTAGGTGCGCCGTTGGCCGCGACGCCGGTTATCAGGTTGAACCGGCTCTGAATCTTCCGCATCGCCCGGGTGAAGATCGTGGCAGTCTCGATGTCGCCCTGGGCCATCTCGGGGATGCCGTCAACGGTGAAATCGCGCTGGATGGCGTAGGCGCCCGACCGATCCGCGCCCTGGTACGGGACGGTGAGGGTGATCTGGGTGTCGCTGTCCACGCTGGCGATGTCGTAAACGACGCCCGTGCCGGCCATGACGAAGCTGTCCCCGGCGCTGACGTTGGCCAGCCAGGCTGTGCCGACGCCGGACACAACGGCGCTATCCTGCACCACCGAGGCGGTGCCGGTTTTGTACTGTGACATGGGGTTCTCCGGGTTAGTCGGAATTAAATACCGCTGGGTCTTTCTGGAGGTATCTCGCCTCGCCGATGTAAAGACGCTGGAGCTGGCTAGAGGTACCAGGGCAATAAAGCGAGGCAGAGGGAAACTGCTGGGATGTTGACGCAGTAGAGACGGGCAAGTTCGTGGTTATGGTCACCACCAGCACCCTGTCCACATAATATTCAATTCTATCGCTGTATTGGCGGCACCCAAGCCGAACCTCCAGGGATGGATCGGCAGCTAATTCTACAGCGGTATAGTCGGGCGACCCGGATGATGACCATGCATAGAGCTTGGCTCCCGTGGTGCCTGAATCCTCGAAGTACCTGAAACCAAACGAGTTTAATATGCCCCCATGGACGGACCCCTTGCCCACAAACCAATCCGCGTCGCCTGAATCCGAACCAATAAACCTGACCATCACCTCAAAGGACACTCTCGCCTCAAAGGTTGACCACTCTTGAAACGAGAGACCAGATACATTCGGTGAAAGCCGGGCGATTTTGTCATTGACGCCGCTATCCACCGTCATCTTTATTGAGCCGGGCTTGGCAACGACGTCGCCGTCGGCGGGCGTGAGAAAAACGATTGACGTGCCGGCCTCAGTAATCTGGTTATATTCCTGCTCCAGATGCGAAACGATGTACCGGCTATAATCCAAGGAGTTGAAGTTGGCGAAACCCCTGAAATCGGTTTCCTCGCCGATCACAAGGTCGCCGGACACTTTCTGGATATACTTTTCTCCGCCGTCCCCGAAATAGAAGTCGCCGTTATCGTCGATGTAGGCGGTCCAGCTCGCACCGTCGTAATACCCCAGGTGGGTGGCGGTCAGGTTCAGGCCGGTGGAGGGCGTGTCACCCAGCCGGGACGGGATGCCGGACAGGTTGCTGTACCAGTCGGCGCCCAGGCTGCCCGAATCCTCCCAGGTCGACCCGTTCCACCGCTTCAGCAGCTTGGTGCTGTCGTTGTACCAGAGGTCACCCACCGACTCGGCCGTCGGGGTGCTGGTGGTGAAGAACGTGGTGACCTTGCCGTCGGCGGTGGCTTGGGCGTCGGCAGCCTCGGACAGCGCGGTGCCAATGCCGCTGTCCTGCGCGTCCTGCCATGCCGTGCCGTCGTATCGGTAAGCGCGGTTACCGTCGTCCGTATCGAACCACAGGTCGCCCTCGCTCATGCCGCTGGCCGGCTCCGCATCCTGGTAGAACGACTGGATTTTGCCATCGGCTGCCGTCTGGGCCGCTGCCGCGTCGGAAAGGGCCTGCTGAGCGTCCGCATACGCATCGCTGAGCGTGTCCGCCTCGCCGCTGTTGATGTCCGCCAGGGAGCCGGGCTTGTCGCTCAGGTTGCTGTAGCCGCTGCCCCCGGTGATCACCACGGAGCCGGAGAACGCCGCCGAGCCGTCGCTGTAGACGGCAAACAGGGTGGTCCCGTCGTACTGGTAGGTGATCATGCCGGTCTTGCCGTCGGCCGCTTTCGGCCCCAGCGTCGCCACCGCATCGCCCACGACGCTCTCCACCTGCCCTTCCACGCTGATCTTCTCGGTGGCGGCCAGGGTGCCGGTGACGATCTTGGAGGCGGTAAGCTTGACGATCTTGGTGCTGTCGATGGCGTCATCCGCCAGATTGGCGTCGATGAACGCGCGGTCGGCGTCGGTGACCGTGGCCCAGGGGCTCAGGCCCTCCACCTCACCAGCGGACAGCGACGGCGTGGTGACCGTGAACTGGCTGCTGATCGTGCCCTGGCCGAAGGCGTCATAGGTGGCAAACCGCAGGTAGTAGGTGCTGTTGTCGGTGAGGCCGGAAAGCACCACCGGCCCGCCGTACTGCTGGGCCACCAGGTTCTCAGGGCCGGGGGTGAAGCCGGTGCTCTGGCTCATCCATACCCGGGAGTCGCGGTAATCCAGGTCTTCCGGCGGCTCGAAGTCGATCTGCGCGCTGCGGAAGCCGGCGGAGATAGTCAGGGCGCCCGGCAGGGGTGGAGCGACGTTCTCCACGCTGAGCCGCGCCGCCTGGGCGCTGATCTGGTTCTGCCGCCCTCGGCAGTAGACCCGAAATTCCATTTCCCGCCATGCCCCGGCACTACCGGTCTCTCGGGCAAAGTCCTCGGCGTTCTTTTCGTAGGTATAGATGAATTCCGGGTCAACCACCCATTCGGTGCGCACCAACTGCAAAAGCCCAGCCACATCGGCCCAAACTTCGACTTGGTAATCCTTGAAATAGAGATCCAAGGCGCCCTTGCCGGCGCCCTGCCGCCCCTCGGCGCCCATCTCGACCCACTCGGTGACCGAGTTCTTGCGCCATACCACCTTGACGTCTTTGCCGCCAAATACCGTGTCGTTCCCTTGCTGGAACAGCTCCATCCCGGTAACTGGCGGCGCTGGGACCACCTGGTCAGCTTCGTCCTCCGGCCCCTTATCATCAGGTTGGCCGTCACCCGGAGCACTGACCTTGGTCGTTGTGATCTCCGCCACGGTGCCGTCCTGGTTCACCTTGCCGCGCAGGGAGACGCCCCGGACTTGGACCTCGTAGGTTTTGCCGTCGCTGGGCACCACAAACGTGGCCTCCGGCGATGCCGGGCCGACCTCAAACCAGCCCGCCTGCCCCTTCTCGCGGTACTCCACCAGGCCGTAGGCGTAGTTGCTCACGCTCGGCGGCTGGACGCCCACCTCAATGGTGGAAAGGTTCGCGTTGGCCGACCGGGGGGTGTTGGTGGCCTCGGCCAGGGTCACAACCGGCGGATTGAGGGTCACCACCGGCTCATCCTCCACCGGCTCGATGTAGCCGGTCAGGATTTGCACGGTAAACGCGGTTTCCCAGACCATGGCGCCCGGCGCCGGCGAGGTGGTGGCCGTGCCCTGCTGCGGCGCGGGGCCTTTGTCGCTGGAGACCGTGACAGTACCGTCGTTGGTCACCTTGTAGGGCCTGAGGCGCCGGCCGGCCCACACCAGGTCCCCGCCATTGGCGATTGCGGTGCGCTCGTTGATGCTGGGGGCGTTGGCCAGCCCGTCGATCAGGATGTAACAGGCACCCGGGCCGCCCGGACCGCCAGAGCCGGCCCAGATGTGCAGCTGGGGGTCCGCCGAAGGGCTGTAGTCGGGACCCGGGGGCGTGCTGCCGGCCGCCCCGCTGACATCGATGTACCCGTTCACGCCGATGGTCATGCCGCGCGCCACGATCATCAGGCCCGCACCACCGGCCCCGCCATCCCCACCAGGGCGTTCGTACTCGATGAATCCGTCGTAGTTGGAGATCACCGAGCCGCCGCCGCTGCCGCTGGAGCCGCGCAGGTCCACCGGGTACAGGGTGATCCCGCTTTCGTCCTGCTCGTACACCGGGGGCGGGGTCTGACCCGGCTGGATCCGGCCGCCAATGATGGCTCCGGCCGGCCGCATGGTGGCCAGGCCGTCCACGTCCAGCAGGTACGGGTCGAGCGTGCCCCGGTTCTGGTAGCCCCGACCGCCCTGCGGCGTCGACTGGATGTCGATAAAGCCCGGGGTGCCCTTGTTCACCGCGTCCCAACGGCTGCCGTAGTTGAAGAAATAGCCGCCGCTGGAGACCATGCTGGTGGTCCCGGCGCCGCCCGGGTAGCCGCGGCCTTTGCCGTTGATCTTGGCGTTGTTCAGCGAGAAGAAGCCACGCACCAGCAGGGCCACGTTGTCGGAGATGCGGATCTCGGCCGCGTCGTCGCAGGTGAGGTCCGTGGGGCACCAGAAGAACGACGCCTCATCGCCCAGCCCATCCCCACCGGCCAGGTCCAGCAGCCCCTCCACCCGGGTGACGCCGCCGGAGACGGTCACCACGCCCGGGAAGTTGGTTGGGCTGATCTCGGTGCCCCGCTCATACCATTCGTCCGGGATGGCCGTGCCGGTCTCCTGCGGCGGCAGCGCGCCAGCCTTCTGGCTGGACCCGAACAGCTTCACCTTGACCTTGCCCGTCCGCCAGTCGGTGCTGATCTGCTGGATCTCGAAGTTCCGATTGAGGTGGCCGTCTACGGTCGTGCCGGTGTAATCCTGCACCTCGAACAGGTCGACCCGCACGATGTCGCCCACCTCGAGGTCGTTCTGGTCCGGGGTCAGGGTCAGGTCCAGGCGCAGCGGCGGGCCCGCGTATCGGTCCCGAAGGCTGGCGATAAGCCGCTGGATCGTCTGCGAGCTGTGGCGGCTGCTGTACAGGCCCCGGAATTCGAGGTCCTTCTGCTCGGCCTTGCCGTGGGTCTGGATCGACTCCAGGTCCGGCAGGTAGTTCAGGCGGGTGAACTCTTCCTGGAAGATGTCCCAGTTCCAGGACACGAAGATCTCATTGATCACCGCGCCCATGTCGTGGGTCAGATCGCCGTAATCCGCCACGGTGTCGGCGTCCAGGCGACGGACATAGCCACCGGTGGAGTGCACGGCCGTCATGCGCTGCAGGCCCAGCTGCCCGTCCGAGTAGATGGGGGCATAGCAGCCCATCAGCAGAAGAATCTCCTCCTCGAGAAACTTCTTACCGTCCTCCTCCTCAAGCCCGGCCAGGCGAATGATGAAGCCCTGGTTGTCATCATCCGGCACCCAGAGGTCTTCCCCGATGGCCTCGAAGTCGCTGGTGCGGATGAACTCGGCCGGAACGCCCAGGTGCCAGTGATCCGGCAGGTATTCGCCCGGGTAGCCGTAAATGGCACCGGTGAGCACCGCGTAGGCCAGCATCGGCCCCGGCATCTCCAGATACACGAACTCTGTAACCTTGGGGCTGGATTCGCTGTCGTCGGTGTTGCTGAGCTCGATGCGCAGCGGGGTGGTGCCGAACAGACCCCGAGTCACGCCGGTGAATTTGTTGGCCTCCTTGCCGGTGTAGGAGGCAATCTCGAAATCGTCGTCATCGCCTTCCAGGCGAAGCAGGCCGATCTTCTGCCCGGCGGCCACGGCCCCGGCCACGTTCGGGTGCTGGTACGCCTCAAACCCGTTGGTGGTCAGGACCTCGATTTCGTCGGCGCCAGCCTCCAGGGTGCGGTTCAGGCGCGTCTCTTGCGGCGTGAAGATGTCCTCGCGGAGCATCCGCTGAACGTCGGCGCACTTGAAGCTGTAGGACAGATCCTTATAGCCGGCCTCATCCACGATCTGGGTGGTGGCGAGGATGTAGCTGGACCACGGCAGGGTCTCATCGCCGACATAGAACCGCACGGTCTTGCCCCGCAGGCCTTTGCCCTGGCTCAGCCGGTCCGCCTGCAGCGCGGTCAGGCCGTCGTCCAGCACCTCAAAATTCAGGCTGCCGATCTCGGAGTTGGCCTTGTCCGGGTTCAGCTTCTGGGAGGTGCCTGAGATGCTCTCCAGAACGCCCTCGATGACGTTCTCGCCGGTCAGGCCGGTGATGGCGTGAGAGGTCAGGTAGAACAGGTCATCGTCGCCGAAGTCGATGGACACGACGAACTGGGGCGCCTGCCACTGGCTGTCGTTGACTTCGGCGAAGGCGCTGTTATCGATTCTCATACGAACTCACGCACGTTGAAGTTGACCGAGTAGAAGCCGACGCTATTCACCAGCGACCAGCTTGGGTCACCGTCGATCTGGCAGGTATAGAGCGTGCCGAAGGGGTTAATCTCGAAGGTCTCGCCGCCGGCCACCGAGTCCAAGAACTCCTGAAGCTGGGCCAGCTTCGATTCGTCGTCCTCGGCGACTGTGGAAACGCGCCACTCCCGGTCAATTCGGGTCAGTCGGTCGAAGCGCCGGCCAGACAGAGACGTAGAGCTGGCCGCCTGCCGTCGGGGGCGCGGGGTCCAGTCGGAAATGGGCACCTCGAAGGTGTATTCCTCGCCCACAGTCCGGCCGCCCGCCACGCTGCGCTTGGCGGTGTAGGTGATCGTTGCCATTCAGGGCTCCAGAAACGAAAAAGCCCCGCCGAATGGCAGGGCCTGGAAAGCAAGGGTCCCGCCGGAGCGAGACTGTCAGGATGTTGCGGTCACCGGCCCATGCAGGCGCCGAATGCTGCATCCCTGTAATCGGAAATCGACCGCTGTTGGTGCCTCTCGGTGGAGTAGCGAGGCTTATCCCAAGCGTCCATCACCATGGCATTCACGAGTTCGTTGGGTTCGCCGTCGTTGACTATCTCAAGCATCTTCGACATCGCCACTCCTCGCTGGCGCGCACTCATGACCGACTCGGCAAGTTTCTCGATTGCCTTGCAGGCCTCCATGCGTTCCTTGAAGCTTTTTTCGGCCTGCCCGGTGGCAGGCAATAAAGCCAGGACCGCCAGACACAAAATCATCGATTTCATTGCTGCCCCTCCTGAGCCTGCGGCGACACCCTGAAGTGATCGCGCTCTTGGTGGGCCGTGTGGACCACGTAGACGTCCACAGGCTCACTAGTGATAGGCTCTTCAAGAGGCACGATGGTTGTCGTCCACCACATCTTCAGGGAGCTGGAGCTGGGCACGTTGGGCACACTGTCGGTCCCCTCCTTCCGGCTGACCTCTTGGCCACCACGCTTCACAACGATTTCCAGCCACTTCCCTTTCGCTGAATCCAGGGAGTAGGCGTCAAGGCGAACCACGAAATACCCGCCAGGCCACGGAACTTCGTCAGCCTCTTTCATGGCCAATTCGGCCTCTTTGCGCTCCCGCTCTTCGAGCATCGAGGGTGTAACGTACTCCAGCGTGACCCGCCCCATGTAAGAGCTTTTCTCTACGTGCTCAATGGGGTAGCCATTACCCTCGTTCGTCGGAATCCCCATCATCTTGTCCATGTTGGCGCAGCCGGACAAAGCCAGGGTCAGCGCCAGCACCATGGATGCCATTTTTATTGTCATGTGCATTCCCTTTTTTGCATGTTTAGGCCCAAATCCTATGTGATGCAGGTCACACCGTCTAGCGGAGGGTCCGGCCGTTCCGGCTGTTCGAGTCGATCAGCACGTAGTCCTTGTTGGCAATTCGCTCCTTCAGGGCATCACCAAACATATCTGCTAGCTCATCTTTGGTGGCGCCCACGACGCTGCCCTGAACTGTGATCGAGATCGAGCTGCCACCGCCACTATCGGCCCCTCTGCCGCCGTCTAGCTGTACCGGTGCGGGTGCTGCCGGGACAGTGTTCACGCCCCCCGTGATAGCGGCCGCGCCTCCGCCGCCGTTGAAATTGGCGGATTTAATGGCGCTGAGCTGCGCTGTCTGGGCCACTACGGCAGCGGTGGCAGCAATTGGCGCCAGGATGTGACCGATCACCGGCACCGCCGAGGCAGAGGCATATGCGTTGGTGGCGGCCAGCGGGATATTGATTGCCCCCTGCGCAATAGCCGCTGCCTTGCCGATCTCGAACATCTTGCGGTTTTCGCTGGCCATGAGTCCGGTCAGCAGGCCAAACACGTCAGCCGTGCCTTTAAGCTGCAATTTCCACCGCTGCTGATCGAGGTCATTTAGGGTTTCTTTGTGCCTCTCCTCCTCGGCTGCAATCGCATCATTCCACTTGGTCTGATTGTCGAAGTCAGCGGCGCGCGCAGCCTCCAGCACCTCGAGGCGCCGTTGGTGGTGCTCCCTCAGCAACTCCTCCTCGGTCATGTACCGTTCGAGAAGCTGCTCCCCGGCGTCGATGTCGGTGGCGCGCTCCTTGTCCATCTCCGCCAGAATTTCAGCCGCGTCCCGGCGGGACTTGATACTGAACTCCAGCGCCTTCTGCTCAGCCTCATACGCCTCAATCTGCCGGTAGGAGCCCTCGATGGCAGCCAGCTGCGCGGCGGTGGCGCCTTCTTTCCTGGCCCGGTACAGCTCCTCCTGGCGGGCCGTCATGCCTAGGGTTTCGGCTTCCAGCTGGAGGGCTGCGACGCGCTTCTGGATGGAGTCGGTGGCCTTGTCGTTACCGCCGCCGAGCGGTTCGGGCGGATCGCCACTGTCCTGGTCCGGGTTGGTGTTGCCGAACCCCTGGTTAAAGCTCTGCTGCAAGTCGTAGGCAACCTGAAGGCGCTCGCGCACTTCCTCGATCTTGCGCTTGATCTCTTCGTCGCTGGTGAACACCAGCCCGATGTCCTTCTCCAGGAAGGAGGCATCCAGCTGCTTCTCCAGACCGGCCAACTCCCGCTCAAGCCTGGGGATGTCGTCGGCGGCCACGCCGTTGATCTTGGAGGCCAGCTCGGCACCAAGGTATTCGGTGAAGTTCACCACTTCGCTGGCGCCAGAGGCCATGGTGCCGATCAGTGTAGCGAAGGCTGTGCCAAGGGTGACCACGCTGTCTTTAAAGTTCGGGTCGGTGACCAGCTCGCGCAGGTCGTCGATGGCATCGTTGAAGCCGGAAACGTCGGTCTCACCGAAGGTGTCGATCAGATCATTGCGGAGCTGCTGGAGTGACTGGCCCACGGTGCGGGGCATGTCCTGGAATTCGCGGTTGATGCTGTCCGCGCTGGACAGGAGTGCCCGGGTCACCGCCGAGCCGGTCAACTGGCCTTCGGCGCCCAGCTCCCGCAACTGGCCGATCGTCACACCCAGGCCGTCGGCAATGGCGCGCGCCAGGCGGGGGCTGTTCTCCAAAACCGAGTTCAGCTCCTCGCCGCGCAGCGTCCCGGAGGCCATGCCTTGGGACAGCTGGAGGGTGGCGGAGGCCGCTTCCTGCGCGCTGGCGCCGGAGACCACGAACGACTGGTTAATCGCTCGGGTGACCGTCAACAGCTGCTGATTGGTCAGGTCCAGCTCTTCACTGGAGCGGGCCAGCCGGGCGTACAGGTTGATGGTTTCGCCGAGGCCGCCACGGGTGTCCTGGGCCAGCTTGTAGGCCGCCTCGTAGGTGTCGTTCAGCTCCTCCTGGCTCTCGGTCACCAGCCGCAGCTGGGAGCGCAGCTCGGAGTAGGTGTCGGACGCCTGAACAACGGCGCGGATCGCCACACCAATGCCCACTGCGGCGAGCACCTTGCGCAGGCCGCGATACGCCCCACCCAGCTGGTCGGTGGCACGGGTGAGCCGCTCGGTTTCCTGCTCGGCCCGGCGTGACTTATCGGTCAGGCCATCCAGGGACCGCTGGCCACGGTCGACTTCACGGCTGTCAACGGCTAGTACGAGACGCGCTGTTTCGGTCATTCCAGGCCTTCGATCTCAGGTGGTCCAGATGCCGCAACACGTCCACCTCCCAGGGCAGGAGGTGAACGCGCTTCAGTGCGGCCCAGTGATGGATCTCGGTGAACGAGCAGTCGCCCAGCTCGCAGAACCAGCCCCACAGGTAGGCGGTGCCATCCGGAGGCGGATCTGTTTTCAGGCTCTTGGGTTTCTTGCCGGTCTGGCGGTAAACCGCCTCAAGCTGCTGCCGGCGGCTGGCGCCGGTCTTGGGGTCGGGGATCGTGTCCGCTATTTCTTTTTCCGCCCACTCGTAGAGTCGGTGGACGGCTTCCTGAAAAAACGGGCATCACGCGAGGCATGGCGGTCGATCATGTCCCGAAGCTGGGGGGCTTCACGGAGCAGCGTTTTCACGTTCTCCTCGGAGAATTCCTCCTCCAGGTCCCAGCCGGCCACCAGGGCCGCGCACAGCGTCACATGGCGCTCGGTGCTGTCCACGGCCTCACCCTTGGCCAGGGACTCCATGTCCTGCCGGTAAGCGTCCTGCTTCGCCTGCTGGAAGGCGTCGGACCATTGCGACCGGATAATCAGGTGGTAGTCCGTCGGCGTGCCGTCCGGGTGGGACAGGGGCACCTTGGTGCCCTCGTTGGCCTTCTCGCGGGTGAAGAACTGCTTCATTCCTTCGCTCATGCAGCACCCCGCAGGATCACGATCTGGCTTTCCTCGGTGGCGTCATAGAGGGCCTGGAAGTCCATGGAGACGGTGACCTCGCCCTCACCGCTCACGTCCGGCTGGCCGGAGTTGTACTTCACGCGCGGCAGGCTGAATGTGTAGGCGTTCGTGCCGTCGCTCAGGGTGAATTCCAGATTGGACTCGGTCTCGTTCAGGAACTTCTCGTAGAGCGCCACGCTGTCGAAGAAGGTGGTGATCGAGCCGGTCAGGTTGGAGCGGGCGATGCTCACGCAGGCCGCGCTGTCGGAGCCCACCACGAACAGCGGTGACAGGCCGTTCTCCAAGGTCAGGGACAGCTCGGTGACCGTCGCAATGGCTGAGCCGCCCTCGCTGATCTCACCGGAGAACGAATCGAACGGGCTGGTGGTGCTCGCGCTCTGGTAGGTGGCGCCCGTGACCGGGGCCTGGGCGGGCGCAGCCATGGAGCGGCCCACCAACCCAAAGGAGCTGGTGATGATGGCGTTGGTGGAGACCGTCAGGTTCCAGGTGTTGAACTCGCAGCCCAGATACCGCAGGTACTGGCCGATGTCCGCGAAGTGGCGCTCGATGGTGAACGGGCGGCGCACCACGCCTGCCTTGAGGGTGTCGGTGCCGGCGGACGGCGTGTCCGCTTCCCAGGTGCCGCACAGAACGGCCTCGAGCATCGGGCCGAACGCGCCGCCGTAGCTCAGCTCGGTGGAGATGTCGCCGCCCACCTGCTTGTTGCCGTGGCGCATGTCGGCGATCTGCCGGTCGGCGCGCAGCTCGTTGCTTTGCAGGGCCTCTTTCGTCAGGGCCAGTGTGGTGCCGGTCTGGCGAATCGGGGTGAAGTCGGGGGTTGCCGGAGTGGTGCCGGCAACGGTTTCGGCCACCAGGGCCATAGAGTGGCGTGAGCCGTTTGCAGGGCAGCCCATAACGAACCTCCGTCAGATACAAAAAAGCCCGCTCAAGGCGGGCCGATAGGAAAGGGGGTTGGGTTTACGCCCGGCTGATCCAGGCGCTGTAGTAAATCGTCATCGTGGTTCGCGACCAGTTCTCCACCCGGCGCGGCTGTTCGTAGCCGCAGGAGCGGATCAGGACCTTGAGCGGGTCCCAGACCAGGAATTCCTGGGCCTGGAAATCGGCGATCAGGGTCTCGGACAGGGCCGGGGCGTCGAAGCGCGTGCCGGCCTTGTAGCGGTTGGCAATTTGGTCAGCCAAAGTGATGGCCGGGATGTCCCCGCTATTGAGGGGGTGATTCAGGTCGATCTGCAGGAATCCATCGTGGCGGTCCTGGCCCTCATCCCCGAGCGTGGCAACGCCGGGCTGGCTCGGGACGACGAACAGGGCTGCCCATGGGTCCGTACCCGGGGTGAAATCCTTGTTCGGGAACGCCGTGGTCAGGCCGAAATCGCCATCCAGCCAGCTCAGCACCAGCGCGTTACGAACGTCGAGGAATCTCATACGCGGTTCTTCTGAGCCTCTTCCTGGAGAATCTGCCGAAAGCGAGCCACGTTCTTGCGGACCATGCCCTCGGGCGCCTTCGTCTTGGAATAGCCCTCAAACTCGATACGGTAGGCGTAGGGCATGTTGTTGGTCAGCACGGTATAGCTGCCGCCCTGGATCGCGGCCACGATGGACTCCATCTCCGCCAGGGTGGCCCCGCCCTGCTTGTCGGCGCGGCCATTCTCGCCGGAGGCCGGCTTATCGGTCGTGGCTTGCCAGTCGCCACGGAGACGGCCATCAAGGACTGGTGTGTCCATGACCACGGCCCGAAACAAGCGCAGCTCCACACCCCGGGCGGTTTGCTCCAAGGAGCGACCAGCCTTCCGGGCGAACCCGGCGACATCATCACCGAAGCTCATCGGCGCACCTGCAATTCATGGAGCACGGCGGCTCCGGCGGGACTCAGGGTTTTGACGCGCATCACCGTCCAGTCGAGCCCGCCCACCGTTACGGTGTCGGTTACGACCGGATCGACCTCAAAAGCGGCGCAGAGCAGCTTTTTGTCGGTGCTCACGATGTCCACCCCAGCGGCCCGGAGATCGCCAGCTTCCTTGCCGCCGTAATTCAGCAGGACGCCGTCCGGCGTATAGGTCGTGGTGGTCTGGCCGGTTGTCTCACCGGTCAGCGGGTCATAGGTGCCACCAGAGGTACGCGTGATGCTCACCGGCTGGCCATAGCTCGCCAGGAGCCGCGCGGCGGTGGCGGCTGTGCGGTCGTAGAATTGGCTCATGCTCGGACAGCCAGCAGGCCCCGTGTGTTCAGGTAATCGGCGAACTGGGCGCGACTCGGGCGCTCAGGAGCGGCCCAAAGCACCTTGCCGTTGTTCTGGACCTCCTGATACTCGACCTCGATCACGTCGACCTTCTCGCGCGTGACCGGCCCCTGGCGCTGATCGGGCGGCGCCTGTTCGTCGGCATAGATTTCGGTGGCCAGAGCCATCTGGCCGTATTGGATGCGGGCCGGGATGTAATTGGAGGCGAGGTATCCGCCATCAATGCACACCCCTTCCCGGGGCCATGACAGGCTCTGATCGGCAGCAACGCGCCACCCCTTCCAGCGCATCACCTGCATCTGCAAGGCAGCCTGCCGCAGCAGGGCCTCGCGCGCGGTTTCGCCTTCGGGCAGGTCTCGGCCAAATCGCTCGGCATAGTCCGCCAGTTCCGCCGCGGTGGCGAAGCTGTCGGCGCCGGGCACGATGCTGCCATCCTCGATAATCAGAGCCATTGGGCCATCATCCTCGGAATTCGGTAAAAAGAAAGGGGGCATGCGCCCCCTGTCTTATTCGCTCGCTTTCTTGGCGGGCACCTTGCTGCCCTTCTCGGTGACCTTGGGCAGATCCTTCTCGGGCGCGGCGTCCTGGCGCTGATCCGCCGGGACATACCGGGCATCAATGATGCGGACGGCCGCCTTGCGAGCCAGATCCTTCACGTCCTCGTTATAGCGAGTGAAGGGGCCGGCCAGATACCACACTGGCGCTTTTTGCTTCGCCATGATCGGTTACTCCTTACTGAGCGGCGTCGCCAACTGCGATAACGCCGGCGGTGTGTTTCACGGAGGTGGCCACCTGGTCCCAGTTGGTGCCGGTAGCCAATTCCGCGTCGGAGGGGGACTTTCCGCCGTTGGTTTCGTCCCAGGTGTAGCCCTTCAAGCCCAGGCCGAAGGTGTAGTCCACCTGCATGGTGGTCTCGATCCGGGTCTGGCCGTTGGACGTTTCGATGTTGCTGATCACGTCGCCGGCGTCGTGGACGATAGCCGCGGACTCCACCAGGCCCAGAACCTTCTGCTTGTTCGGGGTGCCGGCTTCGTACAGGGCGGGCGCGTCGGTCACCACCACCGCCTTGCCCAGGATGTCCACAACGGTCACGTTCTGGGCCTGGAAAAGCTGCGGAGTGTTGGTCAGGTTCTGGCCGATCAGCTTGTGGTACACCGAACCGGTCATCACGTTGGACAGCACGTTGCCGCTGTGGTCGCCGAACTTGGCGTGCGCGTCGTTCAGGGCGCTGTAGGACAGGCCGCCAGTGGCGGACACGTCATTGGTGGCGTCGCTGTTGTTCTCGATGGCAGCCACCAGGGCAGCGATGGCGGTGTTCAGCTGGTCCGCCATGAGTGCCTCGGCAAAGTTTCGGCTGGCCACCTCGATGCCCTCGGCGGTCGGCTTCTGCAACCAGGTCAGCTGGCCGGGCTCGAAACGGATCGGGCCAAAGCCGCCGGCAATCTTCACCGAGCTGTGCTTCAGCTGGGTCAGGTCGGTGGCGGAGGCGGAGGCCTGGGAGGCGTAGCGATCCACGCGGCGCTGGGCGCTGTGAATGGCGGCGAAGAACGATTCCTGGAGGAAATCGCCGTCGAAGCCCTCGGTGGTCAGGCGGATAGTGTTACGGCTTGCGGCGTTGAACTTTTCCACCATCTGGTCCAGCGTCTCGATGGTCGCCGGCATGATGTACTGGTTGAACACCTGCATCTGTGAAAGAGACATTTCTTGTCACCTCATTGATTCAATTCAGGGAAACGGTTACGAATTGCGGCCGCACGCTCGGAGCGATCTCCGCCCATGCTGCCCTTTGAGGCGGCACCGCCACCCTTATGGCCACCACCGGCACCGCCGCCAGAGGCCTTCGACGCAACGATCAACGGCGCGAAGGCCGGATCGCTTGCGAATTCTGCTTTCAGCTCTTCCACGGTCATGGCGCTGGGCTTGCCCTCGGCGTCCAGAACGACGGTGGTCGGCTTGCCGTCGCGGATCTCCATGGAGAGACGGCTGGTCAGGTGTGGCTGAAGCGCCTTGGCGCTGCCCTGTACGGCGATGTCCGCCGCGATACTCGACGCCACACCGGTGACCATCTGTTCTTTGAGCCAGGCTTGGTGTTGCTCCACCTCGCCCTTCAGCTCGCTTTCGCGCTTGGAGAGCTTCTCTTGCCAGCTCTTCTCCAGCGCCTCGACATCGCCCGCCTTGCGGTGCTTGTCGTCGTCCAGGCTGGCCAGCTGGTCCTCCAGCTCCTTGAGGCGCTTGGCGGCCTCCTGGCGCTCCTGCTTCGCGGTCTTGGTCTCGCCCAGCAGCTTCTCGTGATGCTCTTTCAGGCGCTCGTTTTCGGCCTTGATCTCGCTGATCTGCTCCGGGGTCAGGCTGCTACCGCCTTCACCACCTTCGCCACCAGCCTCTTCACGGAATGCACGGGGGAGTTTGTTGATACGCATTGGTCACTGACCTCTTGGTTACCCACTGGGTTGGATTCCCGCGCGCTCGAAGGCCTGGGGCTCAAGGGCCCGCATTTCATCAAGCGTGAGGGGTTTGAAATTTCGGTCCAGCTGAAGCTCTGAGAACCGGCTGGCGGACAGCCCGCCCTGGCGCAGCAGGCGACCCCGGGCCGGGCCCAGGGTCGAATCCTGAAAGGCGGCAGGCTGCCGCTTGAGCCATTCGTAATACGTCAGGTCCGCCTTCACCGGCCCCTGCTCAGAGGAGCGGGTGGCGTCGCGATCCAGGAAGTCCAGGCCGTCGTCCAGCTCGGCCACCGTAGTGGACCGGCAACCGATATGGATCGGGGGCTTCGGCCCTTTGCCGACCTTGAAGGTGCGCCCGTCCAGGGAGCGGCACTGGGCGCTGGTGCGGCTATCCAGGGTGGACACCCACCGGTAGCCGCTGATGATGTCGCTGTTGCGCTCCCAGGCCTGAAACCGGGCAACGCTGGCCACATGCTGGACGGCGGTTCGCACGACTGCCTGAGCATGCCGGCGAGTGGTCTCGAGCAGACCGTCCCGATAGTTCAGCGCCTTGGCGCCTCGGATGGAGCGGACGATCTCGGCGTTCGTCTGGCCCTCGAAGGCGCCCTGGCGGATGCGGTTCTTGACCGCCTCGATTTCGCTGGCGCTCCAGTCTTTCAGGAACGGGTTGAGCAGCTTCCCGCCCTGAGCGCCGCGCACCGACATCGGGTCACTGGTGGCCGCCGCCCAAACGGTGGCGACCGCCGGAACGGCCAGCTGGACCCCGGACACCACCTCCTGCAGCGCCCGCACCTCGAATCCGGCCTCGTAGTCGGCCAGATCGCGCAGGTCCGCAGTGATCGTTTCCAGCTGGGCGCCGTAAAGGCGGCTGAGCAGGTCGTCGATCTCATCGAGCAATCGGTTGAGCTTTGCTCGACGGTAGGCGCTGATCTCGGCCCGCATCAGCAGCCGCTTGCGCAGCTCACGGTCTACCTTCTGCAGAAACTCGCGCACCTTGCGCGTCTCGCCAGCCTTCAGGCGCTCCAGATAGACCTGGTGGCGGACGGAGGCGTTAAGGAGTAGTTCCGGTACCGCCATCGGTCATATCGTCCAGGTTGAGGCCGGCGTCGTTTTGCGTTTCTTCGCGGATCTCTTCGTCGGTCTTTTCCGGGTCGATCAGCCCCGCCTTGCGCAGGTACGCCCACAGGTCGCCCTCGGGGATGGCGCCGCTCATCCAGGCGGCCACCAGCTCCTTGAGCATTTGCGCGTCGAGGCTGTGCTCGGTCAGGTCCTGGTTGAGCTGGTACAGGGCTTCGCCGGCGGCGGCCATGAACTCGCCCACCCAGGCCAAGCACTGGCTGTAGGCTTCGGAGACGTTCGACGCGGCCAGGGACAGGATGGAGTGCTGGGTCTCGCTTTCGTCCTGTGCCTGAGTGGCCGTCTTGACGGCTTGGCCGGGCTGGACCAGCCGCGCACCCAGGGCGACCATGCGCTGCTCGATGGCCTCCAGCTCTTTCTGAAGGGCCGTATCGGCGGTGACCGTCTCGATGCCGAACTGGCCGCCGTCCGGCAGCATCATGGGCGAGCGACTACCCATCACCACGCCCATCTCCTCCAGCATGGCGACCCACTGCTCGGTGAGGCCGGACATCCAGGGCTGGGGCTGGCCGGCGTAGAAAAGCGCGTTGTACCAATCCGCCCCCACCTGGTAGTGCTTAATGTTCAGGGTGGCCAGATCCAGCAGGGGCGCCTTGTCCACGTCGGAATCGTTGTTGCGTGCGCCGACAAAGGTGAAGGGAATCCGGTCCCAGGGCTGACCATTGCCTCGCTTGGGAATGGATTCCTCGTGGATCACGAACGCCCCGCCCGATTCCGGCTTGCGCCAAATGCGGACGATGTACACCCCGTCTTCCAGGGAGAGCTGGCGAAACTGTTCGATAGCCTGAAGCCCGAAGCCATCTTCCGTGGGCTCTTCGGCATGCTCATGGATCACCACCAGGGACAGCAGGTGGGCGCCGCCGATCTTGGTGGTGCGCCAGTTGATGATCTGTTCGGCGTCGTAGCTGTTGATGGTGGCCCGGATCAGGCCGGCGGCCTGCTGAGCGCGCGAGGCCGGCGCATCGGTGGTTGGGTAGTCCACCAGCAGGCCGGCCCGGCCCTTACCCAGAACCTGGCCCAGCACCTCCTGGCTCTGCTGGTAGATGCTCACCCCGGCGCCGTCGGCATCGCTCTCCAGGTAATTGAGCGCGTCCGGGGCAATGAAGGTCGGCACCTTGCGGAATACGGCGCCGATCAGCCCCTCACGGGTGTAGCCGGTGGCGTTGTAGAAGCTGGCCCGCTGCTTATAGCGGTCGTAAACCGCCTTTTTTTGGTCCGGGTTTTCCTCAACAGCGGACGGGTTCGGCAGGTACTCCTCGCCCCGCTTCTTGACGGCACGGTCGCCACGGCAAACGTCGCCCACCAGTGCCCAGTCCGGCTTGGCGTTCAGGTACTCCTGGCGTTCAAATTGCACGTCTGCCATTAGAAATTCATTCTCAGCTTGGTGGTGGTGGCCGGCTTGATCACCGGGTACTCGTAGTGGATGAAGTAGCCGCCGGAATCCGGGAAATGATCGAGACCCTGCTTCTTGTCCGGCTCGCCGTGCTGGTTATAGGCCTGCTGCTCCAGGCACTTCACATACCCGGGGCAGCGGTCCACGTTGATCTTGTAGTCGCCCTGAAAGGCGGCGTTCATCGCGTTGATCCGGTCCTTAACCGGCGGGTTCTGCTTGGGCGCGTGGATCGTGAATCCCGCCTCCCGCAGGATGGCCAGATCGGTCTTGCTGGCATCGACGCTGCGCCGACCACCCCCGGAGGCATCCGGGTACACATGGATGGCATGACCTGGGTAACGGTCCTTGATGAGCCGCACCATGTCCGGCGTGTCGTAGCCGTTGCCGATTTCGCCGACCGCTACCGGGTGGCCGTTGCGCTTCACATGGACGACCGCCGACATCTGGCCGACGTTGAAGTCCATGCCGATGAACAGCGGCTCGCCCGGCTCTTCCGTTTCGTGCGTGTTGCAGCGCTTCCGGTCGAACTGGATGTACACCGTGCCAGTCGTCAGGTTGACGAACTCGCCCTCGATGTAGGCGTCCAGCAGGCGCGATGGGTAGATGTCGCGCAGGCTGTCGATGTAGCCGTCCGGCAGGTGCGGATTGCTGTACGACGGCGCCCGGATGATCTCGTAGCCCGGCGGCCGCTTTTCGTGCCACGTCTCGTAGACGAAGCGAAAGCCCTCCGGGGTAGTGGCCACGCCGACGGTGTTGGGCGAGCCGTCCGCCTTCCTCTGCCGGTTCCGGGACAGCACGCGGCGCCAGACTTCGGCGGCGTCGTCCCGTTTCAGCGTATCCAGCTCGTCCACGTCCGAATCGCCGACCTCAAAGCCGATGATCCGCTGGGGCGTGTCCATGCTCCTGAAGATGATCCGGCCGTAGCCGTCGATCTCCAGGACGTTGTGCGGGTGTTTCGTGAGCCGGTACGGCACCTTCAGGTCTGACAGCAGCTCCTCGAAGCGCGGCCAGGCAATCATCCGGATCAGGTCGTAGGTCGGCTCGTAGAAGGCCCTGTCCGATTCAGGGTGCGCCAGTTTGCCCAGCAGGGAGCGGACGATCAGCGCCTCGGTCTTGCCGGCACCGAAACCGGCGACGATGGCCGGGTACCGCGCCTCCGAGAAAATGAACTGGTCCTGGGGGACCGTCGGGTTAATTTCCACCGGGGCGATTGACTACGACGGTGACGCCCTCCGGCGGCAGAGAAATCTGGTCCTTGAACGCCTGAACGTCGATGTGCTTGCCGATCAGCTCCAGGCGCTTCACGCGGTCCGACAGCTTGACCTTCACCACAACCCCGCACGGCTCTTTCTCGCCGTCGATGTATTCGTACTGCTGCTCGACGTCGATGCCAGCCACCAGTCCCTTGCGCCAGATCTCCGGCCACTGGTGAATCGGCTTCAGCCCACCGTCCTCGTTGTACAGGTCGGCAAGGTCTGCATCCGCCTCAGCAGCCAAGCGATTCAGCAGCCAGTCCGCGTCCACCTTGGTGCGCTCAGACCGGGAAGCCTTGGCCTGGGCGATAGCTTCGGCTATCTGGGGTTTTCTAAGGTTCTCGTTACCGACAGATGCAGCCGTTTTCGCACTGTAGCCGGCGCGGATGGCCGCCTGTGTGGCATTCAGGTCGCGCAGGTACTCTTCAACGAAAGCCTGTTGCTTGTCGGTCAGCTTGGGAGTCAGCACCGCTGAGTCCTCCTACCCTGGGCCCCGCCCAGTTAATCGTTGCCGGGCACCGCCCGGGTTGCTGTTACTCATCCACCTGCACAGGCGGCGATTTCTCGATGATGATCGCGTCCATCTTCGGCATGACGCCGGCCAGCGCGATCAGCAGGGTTGCCAGTGCGACCAACCCGCCGAGAATCCAGACGGCGCCGCGCACAAACGAATTCATCTTGGCCAGGACCACCTTCATCTGCGTGGTGTCCTGGCGGATCACGTTCAGGTCTTGGATGCTGGCCTCCAGGTTGCCGACACGGTGCGGCAGCCGCTCTTGCTTCATGGCGTCCATGTCTGACTTGAGCGTATGGACCTCCTGCTCGAGCAGGCCGAGCCGTGGCGGAATGCTGTACATTTCCTGTGCCTCTTCAGTCATCCCGGGACGATCTCCACCATTGCCGCGCAATCCACGCAGCCACAAGCCAGAAAAGAAAAACGATGATGAGCGTGAGCGTCAGGGCGTACACGGTCGTGTACAGCCAGCGCTTCATTCTCGGATGGCCTCGATCAGGCCGTTATGCCGGGTGGCGCAGTCGTGATACTGGCTGGCCCACTCGGTCATGGTGCGCAGGACCGTGCCCGCCTCGCCGTTACTCAGGGTCGGGAGAGTCTCGGGGCAGCGGGTCAGCAGATTCTGCTGGTACGGTCTCGCCTCGGGCTGCCGCATTGAGCAGCCGGAGGCCAGAATCAGGCACGCACACGTTGCGATAAACAGGGTTCTGGATTTCACGGATCACCCCGCGATCAATGATGCGTTCGTTCGCCTTCAGGTCGGCCAAGCGGCCCTCCACCTTCTCGGCGATCTTGGATTCGCGGGCCATGGCGGCGTCGATGGCGGCCTGGGCGCCCCGCTCTTCGGCCAGGTCCCGGCTATCCTCGTACCAGCCGCGGCCAACCCAGCCGCCGAATGCGATTGCGGCCACCACGGCGAGAACGACGGCGTACGGCCCACCCCTTTTCAGCAGCACCGCCCAGCTCATTCAGGCTTATCCCGCTGCCATTGCCAGAACTTCACCACCAGGGGCGGCAGCGCAAACAGGGTGGCGAACGCCGCGGCGGTGCCTGTCGGAATGTCCGGCGGGTCGAAGAACACCTTGATCACCACCAGGGTGGTCAAAGTCAGGCCCCACAGCGCCAGCAGGATCTTTGCCCAGCCGTTGCGCGCTATGAAGGACCGAAAGTCGCTCATACCAGCTCGAAATGCACCAGATCATCGAAGTTGTTGTCGTTGACCTGGGTGTCCATATCCCAGTCGCCGCCCCAGCGAAGGGCGCGAGACATGCGACCCTCGGCCAGCAGGCGCGCCGCTGTGCCCATCACGAAGCCGGCGAAATAGTGAAAGCGCTCCCGGTCTTGCCAGTCGATGGGATACGGTGCCACATCGACCGCCTCGCTGGGCTCGCTGTTGTGCCGGCTGTTCGGCCAACGGACCTGGCTCTTGCCCTGCTCCACCATGCGGTTCTGCGTCACGCGGTCGCGGTGACCGGTGATGATGGTGCAGTCGAAGTCTTGCACGACCTCAGCCATCAGCACCTGCAGATCGGCGTCGCAGGTCGCCAGACGCTGTTTGCTGCGTTCGCTGAATCTAGGCATGTCAGGTCCAGAAATAGAAAGACCCGCACGGGGCGGGTCTCGGGGATGGCCGGGTCAGGGGTTCCGGCTTGTTTCAGAGCCAATCTGTGACTCTGGCAAATAGGGTACTTTTACTACGGTCATTCCCACTACGGTCAGTTATGCGCTTTCTTTTTGCCGTAGCGCCATGATTTCCTCGCACACTTCCCGGGGCTGGCGCAGGGCCTCGCGCTCCCACTGGTTCAGGATCCGGCCCATCTGCTCGTACCAGAGCCGCCACTTCCGCCCGGGCTTGTACCAGTTGCTCTGGTCAACGCCGAGCATCTGGCACACCATTTCCACGCTGAACGGGCCGTTCCGGGCCTGGGCCTGATAATCGAACACCGCAATTTCGGTCATGGCCTTGGCCTTGCGCAGCGTGTGGTCCCGGTTGATGTCCTTGCCGCAGCGCCGGAGAAATTCACCCCACAGGCAGGCCCGGATCACGTCGAAGGACCGCGTCTCCCACTCCGGGGCGTAGCACATCAGCAAAAGGTCTCCCAGCGGCCGGGGCTGGTTCTCCACCGCCGCCATGACTTTGCCGGCCCAGACATTCTTGGCCATGCCGTAGATGCGGCCGGAAAGAGCGTTCCCGCCGCTGCCCTCGCGCTGCATCTTGAACATCGCGTATGCGTCATGGATTTCTCGCTTCACGTCCGCCATGTCATTGCCCGCCCTTGGTGTCATGCCTGCCATCCAGCCCATCGATATAAGCTAGCTCCTTTGCCAGATGCATCTCCTCACGCTTTTCGTCGATGCGACTCATAAGCGTGCGAGTACCCATCTGCGCTTTCCTTCGCTTAACCTGAGATGCTCTGGAGCAATACACGCAGCGATTGCTTGATGAGTACCTAAGGCAAAGCCCGTCGCCTCGCGCATGGCCTGAGACTGCGCAGCTCGACCCCCAGTAGTATTTTCTTTCTCCCTGGCGCCCAATCTCGCCTGCCGATATGCCGTAAGGAACACGATTCGCATCCATATCACCGCCCTCTCGCCTCGAAAATGCCCTGACAGTCCACGCAGCGGGTGACCCCGCCCAGTGCCCGCCGCCGCTCCGGTATCTGGTCGTCGCAATCCACGCAGTGCGTCTCGGACTCGCCCGCAGGTGCGCCACGGCCGGCCAGTGCCTGCGCCATGCGTTCCTCGATCAGTTCGCCTGCTCGGTCTGCTGCATCAGCCATTGGCCTCTCCCAAATACCCCGTGATCGTGTCGATAGCCGCCTGGGCGCCCTTGCACAGCGCCGTCATGTAGCCCTGCTCGGCTAGCCATTCCAGCCATTCGATTTGCTCCCGGCTGGTGGTGCTGCCCTTCTGCCGCTTCATTTCGATGGCCAGCCCGTGGAAGCCGTGGGCCGGGACCGGCAGGAACAGGTCGGGGAAGCCAGGACGCAACCCCTCGGCCTTCATCCGCGCCATCTTCATCGCCCGCTGTTTCCCGCTGCCGGCGAGGTGCGCCCCGTTGGGCACCGCTATCAGCCGTCCTTTCAGGTCTCGGTGGCTCAGGTCGAACCAGCGCACCACGGTGATCTGTTCCTGGCTCTCGCTGGGCAGCATGGGTTTCAGCTCCAAAGCTGACGGACCCTGTTGGCGATCCTACGGAGATCCCATACTTCGACGCCCGAGCCCTTATGAACCCATAACGTCCAGTATTTCCATCCCTTGCCGAGACTGAACGAAACTCCGTACTCCCCCTCGCTCAAGCCACGAAAAACATTAGGAATCGGAATCTGAAGCCATTTGAAATACGGCCCGCCGAATCGCGGCTGAAACTCAAAAACCAGACTTTCTTCGCACTTAATGACGCCAATCATGGCGGTCTCCTCTAACGGTGGTAGTCCTCAATCGCAGCCAGCACCTCCGCCGAACAGGGCAGCTCGCCCCTCTGGCGCCGGTAGTGCGCCACCAGGCCGGCAAAGATCAGCTTCTCCATGCCCCGCCGGCCTATGTCCCGGGGTGCGCCGTAATACTCGGTGACAAACTGGGCGGTGTTTTTGTCGATGGACGCCTCGTGCCGGTGGTGGCGCGGACATAGCGGAATCACGAAATCTTGGCCGATCCACACCTTGCTGTGCTTGCCGGTGGAACCTACGCAGTGATGAATCTCCGCCGGCATGCCGCAGCAGGCGCAGCCCTGGTCGCGGAGCCATTGGTGCCACCGCTTTTGGCGCGCGGTGGGTGCTTTGCCGCCTTGCATCAGCTCCACCTCCACTGGCGACCAAAAATCACAACGCCAACGCACTTAAACCAGGAAACGATAGGTGGCCCGTTTAATGGCCGACCCAGCTCCTCGGAATGCTCTTGAATAAAATCCTCTACCTTGTCCATCTGCCGGGTAATCGACCCGGTCACCAAAAACTCTCGACGGGAAACGATAGCGCCGCCTGGATAAGTTCCTCTGCTGACCACAAAATAGATTCGCTTCACGCTGCCACCCCCAGCAGATTGCTCATCTGCTCGATCTGGTCCTGGGTCAGCCCGCTCCAGTACATGTCGATGATGTGCTGGCAGAACTGACCGTAGACCTGCTGAAATTCGCCTTCGTCCATCTGGTCGAAGGACATGGATTTGGGCCACCGCTGGCTGACCACGCCGTACCCGGGCACCTTCACATCCATCCGCTCGCAGCCGATGTCCGCCTCGAACTGCAGGCGCTTCAGTACGCTGTGCGCGTCCATGTTGGTGAAGTCGTCCAGGTTCTCGATCAATAACTGGGCCAGCTTGTGGGCGCGCTTCCAGGCGGTGGGGTTGCGGGCCTTCTTCGGGTCGGCAGACACCAGGTCGCCCCGGCGAATCTTCCGCTGACGGAGCAACTGCTTACTCAGGTCATCGGCCGGCACGAATGCGCCGTCGTCGGTGACGCGGAGCAGGACGGTTCGCTTCTGTTTAGCCATGCACCACCTCCAGAATCTCCATGCCATGCGCCCTGTGTTTGGCCATGACAGCCATGCCCTCGGGCGTGGTTACGATGGCCTGGGGCCAGCCGGTCATTTCGGCCTGGAACTGGGCCTCTTCCAGGGCGGCTTGAGGGTCGGTGAATGGGGTCATGCGGCCTCCTCGCCTGCCGGCGCAGGCAGGGAAACCATATGCACGTTCCGACCCGTCACCGGGCACGGCGTCAGATCCTCGGACTCCACCAGCCGGCGGGCTGCGATCAGCGAGTTGGTGCGCGCCGCAACGGTGGACGTTTCCAGGCCGGTGAGCTGCGCGATCTGCCGGCGGCTGACCCATCCATCGGTGTGCTGGCCGGTGCGGATCAGCAGGGCCACACCGGCGAGCACCTGCTTTTCTTGGCGGCCCAGGTCGGCGGTCTTGAGGGTGTCGTAGGCTATGAGGCTGGATTCGCGGACCGAGGTTTTCATCACGCCGCCCTCCTGTCCCGCTCAGACGCCCAGCCCACCAGATACTGCTGGCGGCCATAAATGCGGCTGGCCAGAACAAAGCCGGCTTCCAGCGCGACCAGGGCCGTGGCTTTGCCGGTCCATGCCGCCCACGCTTCAAGATCAGCCAGCACGGCATCCAGGTAGTGCCGCTGCGTGAAGTACCGCGACCGCTGGAACTGATTGACCTGCGAGTAATGGACCCGACCATCGCCGTTGCACAGGCCGCACTCCTCTGAACCAAGCTCGGTGCCGCAGCACTCGCATTCGTCAGGGGACAAGCCGAAGCCGTCGCAGTCAGGGCATTCCACCAGCGGGTCGCCCTGCACCATTTCACCGTGCCATTCGTGGTATTTGATGATGTTCATCACGCCACCTCGCTCTTGCTGGTCAGTTTCATGCGACCTCCCGGGACAGGTTGGCCACGGCCATGATTTCCGGTTGCCAGTAGACGCGGACGGCGCCGGTCGGCCCGTGGCGGTTTTTCTCCACGCGCACTTCCATGATTCCCTTGTCCTGTGAGTTCTCGTTGTAGACCTCATCGCGGTACAGGGTCAGGATCTGGTCGGCCTCTTTCTCGACCTCGGAGCTGTCGCTGATGTCGCCCATGTGCGGGCGTTTGTCGGCCCGGTCCTCGACTTTCCGGCTTACCTGGGCCAGCGCCACCACCGGGATATTCAGCTCGCGGGCGCAGTCCTTGAGGGCGCGAGTGATTTCGCCCACCTGCTGGTGTTTGGGCTGGGTCGAGTCGGCGGGTTTGATCCGCTGGATGTAATCGACGAACAGCGCCTTGATGCCATAGGCGTGCTTCCACTTCCGGGCTTGGCGCACTACGTCCGCAACGGTCGGTCCGCAGTTGTCGTTGATCCAGATGTTGTTGCGGTCCTGGAGCTTCTTGACCGTCGCCGTGATCACCGCCCAATGGGCGTCGCTGATGTCGCTGGGGTTGCGCATTCGGGCAGCGGCAAAGCGCCCCTCGCGGGAAATGAGACGCTGGCCGATCTGAGTTACCGGCTGCTCGGTGGAAATCAGTCCGCCGGCGGCGTTGCTGTTCAGCATCAGGTTCAGCAGGAACGCGGTTTTGCCGACCGAGGGCCGGGCGGCGATCACCACCAGATCGGAGTCATGCAGCCCGCCCAGCAGGTGATCCACGTCCACCAAGCCGGTGGGGATGGATGCGATGTCGCCGGCCTGCCTCGCCTCCAGGTCGTTGACCACGGCGCGCAGCATTTCAGTGGTGCTGTACTCGTGGCTCTGGCCGACCATGCCAAGCTGCATGAG